AAGTTACATCCTCGCCAAGGATCCAGAGATAGCTGCTACTTCTATTAGAAATAGTATAGAAGAGAAGTATCCACAAACTAAGGATTGGAATTGGATCACTGATACAGACTTTTATAGTGGGAGATTTGCACGAGCAAGGAAGCCTCAAGTGCCCCCGCTCGACATGCCAGAGCCCCCGCAAGAAGAGCAGCCAGCAGCAACACAGTTGCCTGGTCGGATCAGGGGCTCGGCAGATATACCATTGAGCCAAGCTGGGCTGCAACAGGTTAGTGAGGAGGCGGCAGGGTTTGCGCAACGTGCGGGGTCTAGGCCCGTGACTATCGGTGCGGATAGCACCCAACGCACGCAGCAGACTGCTCAGGCATATCTCAGCAAGATGCCCGAGGCGCAGGTGTTGCCCCCCAATCCTGCGTGGGACAGTCGTGCTCGTGGTTCCTTCGAGGGTGGGGATGTTGATGTTGCTAAGAAGTATAACCAGGCGATGTTGGAGGCGGGAAAGTTCAATGTGCCGGATCCTGGGGTGTCTTCTTACAGCGGTAAGCCTGGGGAGAGTTGGCAACAACACTTCCAACGTATCATCCCCGCGACTACAGACCTAATGCAACGCTTCTGGCAGGATCCTGAGGCGGTCAATATCCAAGTGACTCACTTCACCCCAATACAACTTGTGAAGGCTTGGTTGAAGGGAGAGGGGATGGTTGACCCACAGGAGTTGTTGAGGCCTGAGATGGATACGGGGGCGGTGTGGAGACTGGCGCCGAAGGAGGGGGCAAGAGAAGGGTCGACCGCAGCCGCGGACTGGCAGTTGACCAGAGTGGATCCAACTGCGAAGGGGAAGTTGCAGGGGGGAGTTTATCTTGTAAGACATGGAGAGACAAGTTGGAACTCTAGTGGGGAGATGCCAAGGGCTGAAACAGGGGAGATAGGAGAGGTACAATTTGAGCCTGGAGAATCTAAGCAAACCCCGCTTGTGAACAGACTTAGGGGAGTGGATCTAGGAGAGGGTAATAAAGGTTTTGAGATTGGTACAGGGGAAGGGAATAAGCCCACCCTTATGTATCAGGATCGTGTGCCAGATCGGGAAACATTGTTCCATGAGAACTTGCATGGTCACTTCTCCTACCTTGGGATGCATGACTTCCTCGCAGACAACTTCGAGGATGGATTTGTACATGATGTGTTTAATGGAGCTGTTGATAATCATGGGGATATTTATCCCGAGCGAGGCCGGGCGGAGGAGGTGTATAACTATGTTGCATCTGCTGTACGCACAGGTAACGAGGAGGCTCTACAGCAATACGCCGATGCCGACACTGACCTTGACACCACTCTACAATGGGTAACTGACCGCTCGAAGCAACTGCTTGACGAGGCCGCGACAAAGGCTGATTCGTTGCACAAGCGTGTTCTTGAGCGTAGGGTGAATGCAGTCAATAACCGCGCAACGAACATGCTCAGTGACATTCAACAATCCTACAGTCATGCAGACCAACAGATTGACTATGCAGGAGGCCGGTTCAGCGCTCAGGCCCCTGATGGCGCCACCCACTACTTCTCCTCTCGAGAGCAGTTACTTCAACACCTGGAAAGAACCCGGGAACCCCTTAACACACCTGAGTTGGTTCCAACAGATTCTCTGCCGAATGGATTCCCTCGCTATTCTCGTGGGGTTAGCGCCCCTAGTAATGGTACGGCACCTATTGGGACGGATCCGCCTCCTCCAGAGCTTACGACGGGGGAGAAGCCACCACTCGGGTTGAATTATCTTAGCAACTTCGTGCGACCGTTTTATGACTGGATCTCGACTGTGGGTGTAAGGTTGGGGATGCCTGAATTGCCAGCAGCCTTCCAACGGATTCATGAGAACTTCAACACCATGGCTCATGTACAGATGCCTTATATGCAAGAGCTTATGGATGGTATAGGGAAGAAGACCAGAGGGTTCCTTGGGGGGAACTACACCTACGACCACGAGCGTCAGTCGGATTTCCTCAACTATGTTGCAGCACAGAGTGAGGAGGATCAGCAGGCTGCAATGAAGGAGTTTAGAATCACGCCGGACGAGCAGAGGATGTTGGAGAGTTTTAAGGAGACGTTTAAGCCTACGGGGTTGTTTGATTACCTGCATGATATACTTCCCCGTGTCAAAGCCCTTCAACCCGGGTCGATAGATGAGCTCAAAGCCATCCTCGCAGATGCATCACCGAATGTGAGGGAGTTGATCTCTCGTGGTACACTTAGTTTGAGTGATACGGATTTACTCCGTGTGACAGCCACATATCTACGGGGACATATGTGGCATACATACATGGAGGATTCGGTGAAGGATGCTGAGGACCTGGTAAAGGCTCGTAAAGATGATGTGAATATTTTGCAGCCTTTGCTCAAGCGACAACTTGAGTATTATCGTGGTGTTCCCGACTTTACCCAGCGTGTTGTGAAGAGTGCTATGGAAACCGCGGTTTCAGCGATCAACCAGGGGTTGGAAAAGGTGGAGTCGTTGTTACCAGATGGGGTGAAGCTACCTCGGATTACAACACCTCCAGAGGACGTGCTAGGGAAGTACATCACATTTTCCTACGCAGGGATGATGGGGCTAAAGCCCGCTACAGTTGTTCGGGCAGGGTTACAATTGTTTACCACAGCCTATCCTGTGCTCGGAGAGAAGTACCTCTGGCAAGGGATGGACCAAGCATTCAAACCTGGAGCCTACAAGATTGGTCAGAAGTTTGGTTGGACTATATCTCAGGATCAGCTTGGGGAGTTGATTGCTGGGGGTGGGGATTTTGGTGAGGAGTCTGGAGGTGACTCCGGATTGCTTGGCAAAGCTGGGGAGAAGTTAGAGGGTACGGCACGTGCAATGCTTCAGCCGATCCGCTGGTCGCACAATGCTGCAAGGCTTGTCACTGGGTGGGGGTTTAAGGCAAAGATTAGTGATGCCCTTGAAGCCTTTGCTCAGGATGGGGATAAGCAACAGTTTATCAAAGACTCGGGGCTTTGGTTCGCTCGTGATGCGCAACGAACCATGTTGATGCGGGAGGCAGCTAGTGTGGTCGGTGGTGGGTCTGAGGCCATGGAGCAATTTGCCTTGAGGGCAGCGAGGACGTTGGTGGAGGCGACGCATTGGGATTATTCAAAAGGAGCCCAGCCGGGGATATATAAGTATCAGATAGGTAGGGTTTTTGGCCAATACGGAACGTGGCCTTTGAACTACATTGAGTACGCTCGCCGTTTCCTAACATCCGGGTCAGGGACTGAAGCCCGCAATGCATTCATACGTCTCGCACTAGCGCACGGTGCGATTGGTGCGGCAGGAACCGCAGTTGGGATTGATGCTGGGAAATGGCTCTGGACACAACCAATGGCGTATGGAGGTGGGCCGATACTGAACGCCTTGGTGAATGTCCCTGGTAGTATGGACTTCGAGACCGCCCGGGGGGATGAGTCACGTAGGCAGGTTGTGGCACCGTTCTTCCCTTCATTAATCCCTGGAGGAGAGGAAGCTGAGGGGATTCACCGGGCTATTGCAGAGGGGGAGAAGGACCAGTGGTTGAAGATATTGGGGTTTGTACCGTTGGAGCAGCGTAATAGATAAAGGAGAACTCAAATGAACGTCCGCCGCAGAAGTGGCCTTATGGATGAAGCGGGTGGTACAGTGAAGAACACTGTAACCACCCGCAAGCCAATGATAACACAGGCAAAGGAGATCAAGAACACTGTTGCGCCTCCTAGCCCGATTGGTGTGTCTAAGATCCGAGGGACTGTTACCAGCCCTTCAGGTGGTCCTGGGAAAAGGAAGTAATGCCCGAGATCCAGTGGAAGATTGACCTCGGGCATATTCTGACAATCTTTGCCATGGTTGTGAGTGCGATTTTTCTCACTGGACAGATAATGGCAAAGCTTGATGAGTACTCTAGGCAGCTCCAGGAGGTTCATAATAAGGTTGATACTATTCAGCTTGAGCAGGAGAGGGTGAGGACGGTGTTGGAGCTTCGGGAGAAGCAACAGCAACATCGGTGAGTTTCCACCAGGGTTGGAAGTCTCGGAGTTGGAGAAGAAACTCATCAGTCCATTTTCCAGGGAAGCATACCGCACGGTCGTCTACGATGGCAAAGGCAGTAGTCTTCACATTTGTAACTGGCATTGGTGGGAAGCCGTAGCGCTTGAGCCAGGGTTCGACGAACATCTTTGGGCGACTGGTGAAGACAACAAGTCTGAAGTGACGCTCGAGAAGCAGACAGGCATGCCGAGCCTGGGGCAGGGGCTCGGCAAGTCCGTCTGGGGTGTATTCGCCGTGGTAGTCGTGAAGAACCCCGTCGAAGTCTAGTAGAAGAGTGGGTTTACTCATCTTTCAGCACCCCAACTACGCTTGAGTCTGTGTCCACGAGAACGCAGAGTATCTCTTCCGCGTTCAGGATGCGTAAGTCCTCCTCGTTACAGCGAAAGTCTGTGCCGGTGTATTTGCCAAAGAGGACCATGTCACCTTCCTGGAAGTTGGGTTCTCCCTTTATGTTGTAATGTACCACATCCTCCCCCACTGCCACCACAATCCCCTTACTCGGCAGGGGTGTGTAGTCCTTCTTAATGTGCTTTGGTATTACCAGACTCCCCCGCTTCTCTATCTCATCCAGCTCTGTTGAGTCTGTGATTGTTTTAACCAGCAACCTGTTGCCAATCACGCGCCCAACTCTCAATCCCTTCCCCAGCTCCTTCAGTCGTAGGGCTTGGGGCCGGACTGTCTGTTCGATTTGGTCTTTTAGGTCCATTTCCGATTCTCCTTAGACGTTCGTATACGGTTATGTAGCTGATGTGGCCTAGGAGATCTTCCAGCTCGATGGTTTGGATATCGTGTTGGTAGATATTCCCTGCCTTAATGCTCTTGTCCTCTTCAACCGGGGACACACGGTCAACGTTGCTGAACTGCCAGCGAAAGTCCCCCCAGTCATCAGGGGCGATACCACAGGTGGTGAGAGTGTTGATTGCGGTTATGAGCTTGGGTGTACCGCGCAAGCGCCACCATGATCCTACTTCGAGGTGCATAGGAGTTGCTCCAGAGTGAGGTCGATGCCTTTTATGAAGGTTAGGGCTCGTTGTTCGTCCACGGGGATTGTTGGGTTGAAGTCTCCTTGCATGCCCGTTGCTCGCCATATGGGGTTGCTGCTGTCAAAGCTCTTCACACCCATCCTGCCAAGCTCTACGATCTCATGCAGGTCGCCGTCTTGCATGCCGAGGGCGTGGTGGTGGATACCTCGGTCCCAGGTTTTGGTCTCTTTCAGCAATCTAACGAACTCCACACGGTTGCAGGCTCGGGTGAGACCAATCCAAGGGAAGATGTGTTTGTAGTTGTTGTATTGTTCTACTTGTTCTGGTAGGGAACCTTGGGGGACATACATGAGCTTGATACGGCCATAAAACTGATCCCAGTCCCACACATTATGGAAGGCCTGACTCAACTTCAGAGTCTCCTTGGCGTTGTTAATCTCATCAGGGACGACAACCACGTGGGGGTTAAGTGCTTCAGCAAGCTCGACGTACTCCTTCAGGTGCATCCGCTTTCCCTCCCAGACACCGTTGTCTAGAATTATAATACTATCCTGCATTGCTGCTTGATACCACTGGAAGTACGCTAGGTCGTTACAAAACGGTGCCAGACACATCTGCACTGGTCTGCCATAACAGAGGGTGTTCAGGTTGGCTGTGGGAGCAATCACGGCGAAGTTCATCAGTTCTCCTTGTTAAGTACAAATCCCGGCTTCCTACCAGGCTTCTTGCGGAGGATGCCATAATAATTCATCCTCTTGGTTACTGCATAGTTGCTATAACCAACCGCCCGTGCAACATAATCCACTCCTCCAAGCAACTTATAAAGATCAACAAGCATACTTCGCTCGTCTTCGTACCCCAGCCTCTTGGCGATTGGGAGCCAGTTGGTTTTACTTGCGGGCATTGAGACCGTCCAGGTTTCTGTGCCAGCCGTAACGGTTGTTTGCAAGATCAATACTCCAGTAAAGCGGATCTGCCTTGTACGTCAGTACGTGCCAGGCCATTACAAGACGTGTCCTAAAACTATAGTAGGGTAAAGGTCTGCGATTATGCCAATTACCGTATTTGTCTTGGGCACCTTCAAAGCCCTTCACGCCAAGATCAGAGTCAACATAACTTCCTAAAGGTAGTAAACTAGGCATCTTGTTCTCCTCTCAACACATAAACTCTCAATACTCCATTTGGTGTCTTTCTCTCCTCGAGCTTTTCCTGTTCCTTTAGTGTACCAATCATCTTCTTAAACCTCTCTGCATCCAACCTACTTGAGCAGTACTGCAATAGCCTGCTGTGTGGAGCAGTTCCTCCTAGCTTCCGGAGTTGCTGCATGATATAGTCCGCGTCTTGGGATTGGATCGTGGATGTGATGGTTTTTGTAATTGTGGGGAGTTTCCTTTCCGCATAGGAGAGAAGGTGTGCTGCCTGCTCCATACACCCAACACATATGGCATGACTGCCATGATCAGCAAGATGGAGCAGCATAGCAGTACGTTCAAGATGAAACGGGGTGCGTGAGCGGATCTCAACTGTGGTGTCGTTATCCAGAGCCTCAAGGTCTTTCTTATGTTGATGATACCATTCACTCCCCCACACAGCAGCACTCTTCTCATAATCTATGGTACCACCTTGACATTGCATCTCATTGAGAGTTTCAAAAATCTTGTGTTCTGCCCTAGTATCCACATAAGGAGTCCAGAACTCACGTATACTGTGTGTCTCCACCACCATCAAGAATCTGCTGAGGAATCCACTGGAGGTGAGTTGCTCCGGTGTGGCCGTCGCCAGTAAACTGGGCGTGCTAGCACCAATAACCGTGAGAGCAACATCTGTGACAGTATGGATGCTGCCTGTTTTAGTTCGTTTGACGAATACGTCGGGAGAGTCAAGGAGGCGGAGCATGAGAGTGGCGAGTCCTTCGTTGTAGCGTTGCTTTCCGAAGAAGACGCTAAGCTCACCTGCATAGATAAACTGATGACCACCGAGTTCTTCAAGGGCATCTAGGATTGCCTCCGGAGTGATTTGGTCTGGGAAGATGGGGCAGAGATTCTTCTCTCTGATGAGTCGTTTAATAATGTCTGCACAAGACGTCTTCTTAAGTGCAGGAGGCCCAATGAGGAGAACACAGTAGTTGGGAAAGATCTGGAAGGGTCCCTTCGCAATCCATACACGTCGTCCAAGGCTAGTCCCAAGTAAACACAGGCTTGCAAACAGGTGATAGGCCATGGGACTTTCGATGTGTTTGGTGTAGGTGATGTAGTTTGCAAGCCAGCCTCCTTGTTTTACCCCAGCCTCTAGGGCTGTTTCCTCGTTACTTGCAGTTTGAGCCAGAGTGTGTTGGTGGGCCCCCATAGTATGGGTGAGTAACCCATAGATCTCTGCTTCGGAGATTGAGAATGCTCCACAAACAGCGTCCAGGAATCTTCGCTTCTTTCCAGCCTCTACCCCGTTCGGGAAGTGACCTACCCAGTCCAGACAGCGTTTGAAGACTTCTGTATCTCGGCTGAGACCGTGTTTGTTGCTGAGAAGACTTATGAGGCGGTCAACTTGCTCTATGGTATCAGGCACACCCTTGCACCATTCTCACCGTCTTCGGAGACTTCGACGGCAGTAACGTAGAAACAAGCATTGGCGAGTCCTTCCATGATATCTTTTGCAATGCACTCACAAGAGCGGGTGCCGAAATCGTAGCCTGTGGGCATCCAGGAGTAACGGTCGCTGATGATAGCCTCCACACGTTGTTTCAGTAGTGTGAACTCTACACCACGTTCTGAATCCTCCTGTACCTCCGCACGAATGTGAAATACATGTCTGTGCTTATCTCGCAGAAAGGCTACGGCTGCTGGTGCTGTTGGCCAGGAGTGAAATCCGATGATCTGGGTTGTACACCATACAGTTGTTGTCATCTGCAGTCTCCTTTACAACCAATGTGTCCACACTGGCGACAAGTAGGAAGGTTTTCGACGTTAATCTTCATAATCCTCTCTCCTTGAGCCATTTACCAATTTTGGTCATTTGCCAGTCCCATGCATCTCCGATCTCCATATTGTGGCGGTAGCGGAAGTTGTGCAGCCAGGCACATTCACGGTTGAGGACAGGGGCGATTATTTCTTCATAGACGTGCTTTACAAGGCGAGGGTTTTTCTTGCCACCGCCGATGTTGTGTAGACAACTGTCATGTACGCTGAGCACGATGCGAGTGTTTTTGATTCCTTGGTGCTTGATCTCTTTGTCGATCCTGAGCATACTGGTCAACAAAAAATAGGCTGCAGGGGCTTGACCAAAGGCAGCGAGACCTTTCAGATCGGGTACAGGGCAGTGAACCTTCCACCCGGGTGGGGGCCGGAGAACACCTTTTTGTGCCATCTCGTATTTGATCCAGGCATGGCCTGCAACCATTTCGGGGTTAGCGCTTAGGAAAGCGTTGCAGCAATACTCAACGTCTTTAATGGGGATTTTGTATTGAGCTGCGATGGCGGCGGGTTGGCGGCCGTACATTTGACCGAGGACACCCATCTTACTCTCACGCAGTTCGCGGTAGGTCATGTCTTTGCGGATGTATTGCTTGGTTCGGGGGGCACCTGCCGGGACATTCTCAAAGTATTTCTTGCCGAGCAGATCTTCGAAGTATACACCATAGACGTATTCGCCGGTTTCATATACACGCTGTACCCACTTCATCCCGAAGATCCAGGCGTAGGTGTAGAGCTCAGCAACGTTGAGATCCCAACTGGCAAGCACATCATCTTCAGGATTATCGGCAATCACAATTGCACGGGGTGATGGAGCTTCCAACAGCTCAACCAAACATTTGGGACACTTCCCGTCTTCTGGAGAGCTATTCGGACCGAAGGCCGTGAAACACTTGGGACAAGCGCGCACCACAGGATCAGACGGAAAGTTTTGAAGATTCGGTGTGGAGGCAGGACGGAACAACTCCTCACCGTGTGCCTTCCAGTAAGTGTGTATCTTTCCGTTGTGCCCCACACGGTCCAGGAATTCCATTTGTTTCTGAGACTCCCCAGCTTCATCAGCCAGGTTAAAATATTCCAGAGCCTCGCTGAATTCCAACTGGCGTCTATCACTGGCATTAATCCAGATTCTGAGATCCTCACGTGCATTTGCATCGCAGGTTACCTTCTGTGTGTGAGTCTTCTTATCCTTTTTGTATTGCTTCGGGAGTCTCCAGCGCTCGTAGAATAGGTTCTGTACATCTCCACCAGGGGCGTAGCTGCGCCAGTTGAAGTTTTCGCCGATAAGTTTATTGATACTCTCTTGGGCAGCCTTGTAGCGTTGTTGCACGATCTTGTACATGAGTAGTACACGCTTAACGTCAGCCTGAACACCAAAGACTCGTTGTTCCTCGAAGAGATGAAGGATCTCTCCTAGTCCGGGCTCCCCCGGAAAGGCCGTGCCCCAGTATAGATCCCAGAGACGGCCTTTCACCACCGTGCCGTCACGCTCGGTGTATTGATCGTTCTTCATGAGCTGGAACTGGCGCCTAGCAGTCAGGAGGGTGGTGATGCAGTCCATGCCGTTGTAGAGCCGGCGGTCTACCTTCTCGAGATCACGACCGTAGTAGGGCAGGTTCGTGTAGGTACGCACACACTCGGGTTTGAGATACTTGTACATGTTACTATGTAGCATGTGGTGTGCATACATGGTGTCGAAACGTCTGTTTAACTGTGGAGCCACCTGTTCCAGATGGAACCTGTCGGACTCTCCGTTATGCTCAGCTTGGATGATGTTGGAGTCAGCCCATATCTCTCCCCATCCTTCAGCAAGCTGTCCTCTATCAAGGACCGCAGCCTCGTAAGGTAGTGCCGAGAATCCACAGATGTCCATACGGTATTGGGTATCACCAACATACTCATCTTCAGTTGTGCTCTCGGTATATCCCACTGCCTCAACGTCATCTGCAAAGAGTCCCGACGCTCTCGCCGCGTTCTTATGGCGAGCAATATCAACAGCGGTAGGGTGAGTAAGAACCACAGGGAGAGGAATATCAACACCGCTAATAGCATATGCTTTCCTTAGGTGGTCGATGGCTTCTTGCTTGAGAGGGGTGCTGCTAAGTCGCATGAGGAAGGCGGGGTGAATGGTGGCAAGCCACTTGCGGCCGTCTTTCTGCTCAACGCAGCCAAGTCGTTCGAAGATGGAAGTTGAAGGGTGATAGCTTGGAGAAAGCGTTGAGTATCCACCAATACAATGATCGAACGCCACAGCGCCTGCAAGTATAACTGTGTCTGCTCGCACTCGAGAAAGTTCTCTTTCAAGTAACGGTGCGCAGCATTGGCACTCTTCAGCTGTAGGTTCACGGCCTCCAGGAGGCATACACTTGACAATGTTAGTGATGTAAAGATTCGATCTTCTGATGCCCGCTTCAGCGAGCTGGCGGTTGAAGACTCGTCCTGAGGGGCCGACGAGGGGTCGCATGGGTCGTTCATTTACTTCCTCCTTCCCGGGTTTTTCCGAGATGTAGATTAGTTTTGCGGTTTTGGGGTCACCTTCGCCAAGGCAGGGCCCGGGCTCGTCTTGGAGAGGGCAGGAAGAGCAGTTGGCGTATTGGTGGGGTTTGTAGTCGCGCCAGTTCATTGATCACCACACCTGTATAATATCCCCGGGCTGGATTTGCTGCCCGGTGAAGGTGACAGTTTGGGCGTTTACTGTGTAGTCTATGCCAAGTGCCATTAACAAGCCATTCCGGAACACGAGCGTAATGGGCGAGGCACTGGCTGCCAGCTGGAGAGTCTTCGTGAACGTCTGTGTTGGGGTGGTGATAGTCCAGACTTGAGGTTGGATACCTCGTAGGTTGGTACCATCCCAGGTGAGGAGACAGGGAGAGGAGGTGTTACAGTTGATGACGGGGGTGGAGGATTGTTGTAGCAGCAGGGCGAGTAGGAGGAGGCGTTTCATCTTCCATTTCCTCCCACCATCCCAAGAAAACGCATCTGCAACTCCTTATCCTGCTCAAACACACCTTGGAACTTGGTTGTGACCATAACACAATCACTCCTGATTCCACGGTGCGCAGTACACCCATGCTTACCCTCGAGAATCAGGGCGCTGCCACTTGAGGTAGGCACAAGCTCAGTAAGCCGCTTCATGATTGTATCTGTGAGCTTCTCCTGCGTCATTGGGCAGGTGTTGGCCTCGAGCATGATGCGGGCGAGTTTGCTGTAGCCCACTACCCGGCCTTTGGGGTAGTAGGCAATGCTACCGTCTATGACCACAGGGAGCATGTGATGTGGGCATAGGGTGACGAACTCAAAGTGTTTCATCACCACCAGGCTGGTGTACTCCTCATCGAAGACTGGTATCTCCTCCAGTGGGTGGTTGAAGAGCTCCTTGTACACCTTCAACATACGTTGTGGGGTGTTAGCGAAGTTGTGGTCGGTGAGGTCAACGCCGAGACCTTCAAGGATTAGTTGAGCTCCCCAGAGGATTTTGTCATCGGCTTGTTTGTCTTCTGTCATAGTTTTCCTCTTGTCACACTCTCTACGAGTGGGTTAATGTGGTGTTTTGGGTGTCCTGGAGCAATACTCTCCAGGAGACAGTAGTTTGCGATGTTGTATAGATGCTCTGCATTGCCGGTTTTGTTATAGGCCTTTACCTCGAGTAGTAGCCGGCGGTGATATTGGGCACTACGGTCTGGAGATCCGTAACGATACTGTCCGACATGAAGTCTTGCTCTGCACTGAGCGACAAAGCTATCCAGCAGAGCGTCCTTCTGTCTAAGCTTCTCCCCAGGACACAAATGGAGGTTGCTCTCGAAGTATTCTTGACAACGTTTACACCACATCATGACAGCCCCAGATATTTGTGTAGTTGGCAGGATAAACGCCACTCAGGGTGTTTGCGGAGAAGAATTTGGATCACATAATTAGTGTTGGCTGCCTCTTCAGGTTTTTCTGTAATCGGTTGGAGATACACCAGCTTCGCACGTTTGCCTCTTAGGAAATACTCCACGGCCTCAATCTTTGTATCTGGGCCGATGAGGAACTTCCATTGATCAATGAAACCGTCATTCTCTGCGAGGTAGCCTTGTTTTGGAGAGCATGTGATGAAGGTTCTGCTAGCTGGTAGTGACGGGATTAGTTTTGTGCCGCTTGTCTCGATGTGGAGGTTGAGTTGTTGGCAGTGCGCGGAGATCTCGGCAACCGGGTAGAGTATAGGCTCACCCCCTGTGAGACAGAGATGCTTCGCACCTGCCATATGGGCGGATCTCACAATCTCCACAGCGGTCATATTCCCTGCTTTGGGACGGTAGTCTGTGTCACAGGTGAATTTCTCTCCACACCAAGAAGTGCACTCGGTGTAGACACTGCCGATGTTGCGGCCAACATTGCATCCGGCAAGTCGTACGAAGAACATTGGTACGCCTGTGTATAGTCCCTCCCCTTGGAGGCTGAAGAATGTCTCTGCAATGGGGAAGTTGAAGGGTTTGGGACTCATTCTTTCTCTCCCTTTGTCACCGCAGCCATACTCAACGCATCGCTGTGGAGTTGTTGCAGTACCAGCTCGTGGAGCTCGCCAGCCTGCATTGCCATGATAGTTTGCACAGTTAGAGAACGGCTGAGCAGAAGTAGGTTGTGGGATTGTTGTTGGAGGAATTGTTGTCGGGCAAGTTGGGCAGCGGTAGCCTCGGAGGTCTCGGAGGTCTCGGGGGGTTTGCCTTGCCCTGGTTGGTATATACCAAGAGGGTTTCCAGGGTTCACATAACCTCCGCAGGAGGATAGTAGAGCACACGAAGTTTCACTCTACGATCTGGTATTGGGCTTAATCGTAGAACTTGACTCCCGAGGAGTATGAAGTGTTGTGGTATTACTTCACTGCTGGGTACCGCTTCATATTCCTTCACCGGGTGTATGCGTGTTAGAGTTAGATCTGCCTTACTTGTTATCAAATCAACACGAAGCAACTGTCCAACAGGTTTTGACAGTCTTTTGTATTGTTCGCCTTTCTTGCAGTAGATCACTTAGCCTCCTAAATTCCAGCTTTTTACGAACCTTTTATGGTCGCCATATTGCCTCACAGGTGCAGGTTTCAGCGAGACGGACTTCAGAGAGAGAGATGTCTGGCGGGAATCTATTCTTCAGCAATGGCCCGAATATCCCAGCGATTCTAACCACCAGATTCTCACTGCTGGGGTAGAAGTCCTCTTCGAAAGGAGGGTAGACAAGCCCACCAGGGAGCTGGGCTATCCCCTGGCCAAGATGGCGATGGTCGAGCCCGGATATGATTTGTATATTAATCATGTCGCTCAACTCCTTGTAGTCAAGGACAAATCCTGTCTCAGGGTTTACAGGCCCGGTAACACTTACGGTCAGTTTCCATGAGTGCCCATGGAGTCTGGCACACTTCCCGGGGTGCCTAGGCAACACGTGGGAGGCTTCGAAAGTGAAGCTCTTACTTATTGTCAGCATGTAGCGCCTCCTTCATTCTCTGGTTTATGCCGCGTTGTTCCTTTGAGGGGAAGGGGAATAGTTTTGCAAGTAGTTTGTCGATTAGTTTGCGTGTCATGTGAGCTCGTTTGCAACACCCAAACCCGCGGCAGATGAGAGGAGGAGGACAACCACCTGTGTAAAGCTTGGGTGTTGCAAACGATCCTGGAGACACTTGAGGTTGTCTCCAGGATCTGCACGCTAGTGGGTCGGTGCCTGCAACGGATGGTAAGTCATAATCTCGTTCTGAGTTACCTCCCCGGTGCCCTCATACACCTTCTTGCCGTCCTTGTCCATCTTACCGTTCCACACCATCCTCTCCGAGGGTCTGATCTTGATCTTGCACTCAGGCTCGGAGTTGAGGAAGGTGTCGAAGTTGTTGTTGAAGGCCCGCAGGTCTACCCCTATTGCTGAGAGCATTTTCCTCGCACGGAAAAGGCGGTCTTTCACGGTTTTGCGAGCTTCCTGGCACCTCGGACTGGCGGCGTCGTTTGCGTCCTTGATATCCTGGGGGCAGGCCCAGGTCACTGCATTATCATACACAAACCTGCCGGTGTAGGGCTCCTCCTGACAAACCCAGGCGAGTTTGTAGTTGGGCTTGCCGTCATTGCCGTCGGTGAAGCCTTTCTTATAACCCTTCAGTCGGAAGTGGTATGTACCAAGCTTCATGGCTTCGTCCTTGTCTGGGATGCTGTCCCAGACATCTGCGGGGATCTCGCCGCTGAAGTCTGCCCCGGTGTTGAATGGAATATCCCCAGAGACACTGTGGACTGTCTGTGGGGGTGGGGAGGGGAACTCATCATCCAGGATGCCGGCGCCGCCGGTTACCACGCTGGAGGTCTCTTCTTGTCTTGGTTTCTCGATTTGTTGTGTTTTTGGCATTACTCTTCTCCTTGTATTAACAATTGGTTCTTGTCCAACATCTCCCTGGCCTTTATACCACGTAAGACCGGGGTGATCTCATGTACGAGCCTTAGTAGGGCATTCCCCACAGGCTCCTCGATTCTTGGCTTGAGCATGTCACTGCTCATGGTGGCACAGAAGGTGTGGGGAAGATCTTGGTCGGGTTTGACCTCCCCATATTGCAAACTAACCTCCACCTCATTCCCCCGCGCTGGACGCAGGGTTAACAACATCTGCCATTGCCTTTCCGTAGATCGCACGCATTGCCTCCTTTCCGTAGATCTTCTCAGTTAGCACACGAAAGTTTGGGGTTTCGTAGCGCTCCAAACGTCCGAAGCGGTCTTTTGCATCCCAATGAGCTCCACCACCGGGGAGCATCTCAGGCTCGGTGATCCATACAGGGCGACCGTTGATTAGCCTAGCGTGACAGAGCACATCAGGGATGTGTGACAAGGCTCCAGCAAGCTTCCCAGGGAGATCTACTGTTCCCCGGATGCTGTAGGCTTCAGGGGCTTGAGAACCAGTAGGACGCTTTTCGAGTGGGGATTGGACATAGTCCTTTGCGATATCCTCACTGCCGGTCATATAGATGAACACACCGGAGTCACGGTAGTTGCGTAGTTTGCGGAGTTTTTGGGCACTTCGTTCTTGGGCGCGGATCCAGGAGTGGGCCACCTCTGTCATGAGTTTGTCATAGTTGCCTGCTCCGCGGGCGTTGGTCTTGCTGAGTTCTGCAAACTCGTGTAGGGAGTCCAGCACGAGGGAGTTGTATTGCACCACGTCAAAGTTCGCCACGATCTCTGTGAAACGGTCGAAGTCTTCAAAGGAGGTGTTGTCGAAGCTGACTGTGTCGATATATGGGCGGGGTTTGTAGAGTATGAGTTTGCGTGTAGCGTCATCGAGTAGTTCAATGAAGCTCTGCCGGTCATCGTCGTTGTAGACCCACCACTCTCGTTGGGAAGCAAGCCGGCTTCTGCGGAGCCAGGGCAGAATACTTGAGGCCCCTCCCTCCCCCACATCCAGATGGAGTATTGGGGGAGGGAGGGTATGCACAGCGTGGGTTTTGTACAACCCTGGGCCGCCGTAGACGCAGAAACCTGGAGCACGACCCAAGGTGGCGGTGAGAAGAGAGGGAGGGATCACGAGAACCATGCCTCGCCGGTGAGTAGGTTGTGGAGATGGTTGGAGTATTGGAGGAGTTGTCTGATTTTATCGTCGGCGTTCTTCAGACGAGCCTCGAGAGAGAGAGTCTGCGCCGTTGATTGCTCCGCCATACCATCCGAGCCTTCCTTCAACTTTTTTGCTGGATGGCGTGAGTGTATGTGGTTTCTCCTCCCACTGTACGAACCAAAGGGTGCATGCTCGCAATGGGGGCATTGGAAAGTCTTCGTGATGGGGGGTTTCATTTTATTTCTCCTTTGTTATTGATATGCTACTACCGTGATGCGCGGTACAACGTGGAGGGCTTTTATACTTGCCATCATCTGCCCTACGAAGTCGGCATTGGTTGGCACGTAAAACGACGCAGCCAACCATCCGTCTGGGAGTCTCTCTCCCTCATGATCGTGGGTTATAAAGCTGAGGCCGTCCAATGCACGACCCATATACACATTGGAACCGACCTTTCCAGCCCCTGGTATTTGGGTGAGGAGTGCGTGATACTCGTTAACGTCGACTTCCTTGGAGCTTCTGAATAATACCACCTGCCAATCAGCACCACCACTTAGGTGGATGAAGTTGACCTCAGCAGTCGCATCTGAAATAATTTGTCTGATATCTGGTTTACCCAGGATTGTGTATTTACTCATTTTATGTTCCTCTCTTGTATTGCAAATTGGCAGCCCGTCAGGGCCAACTGGGAAGTAACGAGCTTCCTGACTGATGCTACAGTGGGTGTAGGCATCAACCACCTCTGTGAGTTTGTCTTCTCTCAAACGACGAAAGCGTAATAAATCCTTATCAGGCGCATACTGTATCCACCAACCGCCGTGATCTTTCTTGTGTTGCATTACCTGCTCGATGGTTGGGGTGCCTTGTATCCACGGTTGCTCTTGTCCCAGTTTGTACAACACTTCACAGGTGTACGAAGAGTCATTAGGGAATTCTTTCAACTGGACCAGTGTACGTTCTGGAGCGAATAAGTAATCCGCTTCACTATGAGATAAGTCCAAAAACTCCCTAGCATCACGGCATGCCATGGCAGTGTTCTCGGGTTTGCCTGACAGAATTTGAGCCCAGCCAGCATAGCAGTGCTTTGCACCGCAATGCCATGTGGTTTGATCCCAACATTCGGGATCGCTTTCGATTTGCTTAATTACTTTTTTGTGGTTTTCGATGTTCATTTTTATGTCCTCCTTCTTGCAATATCAGAATGCGATATAGCCTCTCTCTGTTGTGTTGCAAAGTTGCTCAAGTTTCACATCCACATAATTATGCTTCTGCTCCCTCCATCCTTGCGGGAGGCGGTTGAACATAAGCCCGAGTTCTGTTGGGTCGTCGTGGCTCATGCAGCAAGCATGGAAATCACATCTCCTGCCGTAGCTAATGCAGGTGTTTTTCGTGGGGCTCATCCGGAATTGGTTGTTCAAGATACGCCACTCCCACTCTTGGCAAAGCTGGACGAGGGTGTGTTCAACGCGGGCTAGATCTTCTTGCGTTCGCATAAACACACGACGTTCATAGCCCAGATAGTCCTTCACGGTCTTTGCCTGGCCGAACTTTCGCATCTGGTTCCAGTTAGCGACTTGTTTCTCGCTTGGCCTGAACAGTGCTGCTACTACCGCCGAGCGGGGCCTTAATCCCGTGGCACGCTCGACACCATACATGTAGGCTGTGATCTGCAAGTCCAGCTCGAAGGCGTCCCAGAATAGTTCTCCTTTGATGCTTGTGGTTTTGTACTCGTGGAGGCAGGGTATACCGTTCCAGAGCATGATTGCGTCAGCACGGCCGACGAAACGGTGGGGTTGCCAACAGTGACATGCTTCGCGTCCACCCCCCTCATGGGGGTCTCGTACATTGCCGTTGAGAATGTCCTCCACCCCTGGAGGGGAGAAGTGCTCCCCACCCTGCTTGTCCAGCCAGTGCAGCCACACACAACTGTGTTCACTCCCGGGTAGTGGGAGATCAAACTCACACTCAGGCTGCAACACCTGATACCCTTCGTTCTCGTACTCCGCCTTGAAGATCATGGTCATGGCGCTTACGAGTTCCCAATTCGCTTCGATAGTGAAGGCTTCCTCAGGAGGGATGGTGGAAACCTCCACACTCTTCAGAAACTCCTTGTGACCGGCCTCGAGAGCGTAGTCCCAGTCTCTGGTAGCGAGCCCTTTTGCAATGATACTATGGACTGCACCACCATCCAGCAGGCTTGTTGTGGTTGGGCCGTTTAGGTTACGATGGTAGCGGTTGAATGCCTCGTGGGGGCATTTCATGAGGGAGAGTGCACGGGAGCAGTTGAGGATCATTCACTTACCTGCTTTCTAGGCTGCACTTTTGGTCTACCGTAAGGCCATCGAAGTTGGTCTCGTAGTTCTTGGAATGATCCAAACCAGTGCTTGAACGTGATCCACGTAACTGCAGGCAGCCAATCGGCGTTGCGTGCCTCGTACCAATTAATGCAGGCTTTTACATCCTCACGGCATTCTGCGTCGGTCATTCTTTCTCCTCCCCCACGCACCGGAACCCTATGTTGAAGTCCCGATCCGAGGGCCCGCTCCTGTAACGGACCGACGCCCGGACGTACCTGGCATTGAGGAACCACGAACCCCCGCGCACTATACGGAAATTAACTTCCTCCACCGTCGAGGTCCACTCCCATAGAGGGCAAAACTTAGCGTTCAACTCCTCATTTGTAGGTAGTCTTCCACCCTTCCACTTTACATACGAGTCAGCTTCAAGTGCTGAGACGTTGACAACTGGTAGATCTGGATTGTCGTCTGGTTGTACTTTCTTCCCCTTACTACGGAGGAAGTCGTTATATTCTGCAACTGTGACATAAGGATGTGTTTTCATAAACTTTTCTGGTGCGTTCTCTGCTGCGTTTGCTTGTTGAAACTTCATCCCCAACTGAAAACCTAACGCGAGACTGGCTAGGGGATCTACTTCTTCAGTTACCCTGAGTAGCTCCGAGTAGATACGGGTTCTTGTGAACCGCTCCGCTAATAGATGCAGTTCTTGAACTGCTGGGTTGGTAAGGCTATTGATGTTTTCTGCTGTTGGTTTCATCAGCTCATCCCCGGGTGTCGCTCGAGACCGAGTGTCTCTGCGCTGTCTGGTGAGTCGTCTGGTTCAAAGTCGGGCAGCTCTTGGGGCTCAGGAGCTGCTACTGCTATTACCTCAAAACTCCCCCAAGGTTGGGAAAATGTTGTTACTAATAACATATTCCCCACGGTGTATCCAAGTGCTTCAGCAAACTTCTTGAACACCTCTCTGTCGATCTGGAGACATTTTCTTTTTGTGATTGGAAGCAATTTACTGACGTGAATGGGTTGGAGTTCATCATCTTCTGTCCCACACCATACATAATCCTTGTTGTGTTCGGTGTAGGCTTCAACCACAACTATCTTGGGTGAAAGGCCGCAAGAGATGCAAATAACCTGTTGTCCTTGTCTAAACATCTTTTAATCTCCTCTCTAATTGATGCCGTTTTGTACCACCACCCACTCCTTATGGGGTGGGAAGGGTGAATAATGTGCTGTGTATTGTATTATGGTGTCGCAAGAAGGAAGCCAATAAGCCACCGCGTGTTCTTCAAACCAGAGTAATGGGACTAAAACCATCGGTGCACTACGCCTTCTGCCCAAACAACTCTTCCTCGGTAATGTCCCCCGAGGCCAATTGTCTCCTGAGCTCTGCAAGTAACTCCCTCTGACTCTTCTGCCTCTCCTTAGACCCTGAGGTGCTCTGAGTCATTCTAATCCTCTGAATCTTCTGCATCTCCTCCCGAGCTTCCTCATCCGTCATTGCTACGAGCTCTTGCTCGAGAGCCTTCAAATCAATCTCCATAGTTCCTCCGAGCCACTGTAGTTGTCTGCCGATGTTCATCCTTGCTAGGGGTTCAAACACCTTCACCCCTCCCGCAACCAGCATTGATGTGAGATACTCTCTGAACTGCTTACCGGCTAGTAACCATACTTTCTCCACCCCTTGCTCGAGAACTTCTTCACAGGCCGTGGAGGCCCAAGCCACCTTATCCTCAATGGGCAAGCCTAGCAAATTATCTCTGAAGGGTCTCACAATTTGCCTTGGCTCGTACACAGCGGGTTTCATGGGGCACAAAAAAGCCCACGCCAACGCGTCACCACGCTGGACATGGGCTTGGGCCCACAACTTAGCCTTAGCTGCCCACAGAGATGTGAAGAAGAGCTCTGCGGGAGCGGCGATTGATAAACGTTGACTTACACTGCCTAGCAGCACCAACGTCTGGCAGGGTTGAGAGTTCATTTGGAATATCGCCTTTCTTTATCCTTGCGAGTGCTTCCTGAGAGAGGTTGTCCTTCAGGTAAGCGAGCAAACGGGCTTGCTCCTCTCGTTTGGCCTTGGCGTTAAGTTGTTGCTGGGCTCGTTGCTCACTGAGGTGGCAGTAGTCATCCCACACAGCGTTGAGTTTGTTCAAGGCGTGGACAATTTCGTCCTCACTCAGGTGGGAGGCAAGATCTGACCAGTTGAGGAAGTGCCGGATACGGCCGGCGCCTTCACAGTGCGGGTTGGAGCACTCAGGACAGCTCATACCAACCTCCTCGGGTCTCCCGGCTCCAACCCTCGCTTGCGCTTCGCCTCAGCGATCAGTCTGTGTGCTTCCTCGCGTTGTTGCGCGGTTATTGATGCTACTGGTATCGTGTAGTGTGCGGTTGCTTGGGGGCGTTGCTGCGGCATTGTCTGTTGCACAGCCGTGACTAGCAACCTCAAATCCTCCAGCTTCATCTTCTTCAACACATTAGGGAGGGTAAAACTCAGCACCACCCCCGTGCATCTCCTGGGCTTACTCTCCGTGCGGTATGCTGGGCGTGACTTATAACTGCCATTCCGCAGTCTCAACGCCTCGTAATGGGAGACTTGCAACTTATACTCAGCTTTAATCAGATCCTCCCGCCATGTGCGCCTCAGCACGATGTTGGCCGGGGCGGGGCGTTTGGCTTCTTTGGTGAGAACATCTACACCGTAGGGTAGCTCAGGCATTGCTGTGCCTCCTCGACTCACAATCTTGACACAGCCGAGCCTCGCCCGGGCCATGCCCACCGCCATAATGATTCCCAAGTACTGATCCATACCTAGGGTTGGGAGGAGCTTGCCAGAATTTATATCTGGCATCTCTGCGCTTTGTGCGGCGCAGCTGCTTCTCAATCTTGGCGCTAATCTCGGGCGTTACCTTGACCAGTTTCATTCTCACGTTAACATGCTCTGACATGATTGGCTCCTTTGTATGTCACGCGCGCGTCGCGTGCATATGTATATTGTATGTCAGATTCAATGACATTGCAAATGAATTTGTCGTTTGTTTTCAACAAGATACGAACATTAACGAAAATTAACAATCCTCGTAACTCATTGAAAACAAACGAACAACCCAATCAGGTCCGAATCTCCTAAACCATATCACAACTGCGAGCTGAGCTGTGCGCGAGCTGAGCTGTGCGGTGTTGCGCTGCAATGCCGCACTGCATGCATAGAATAATAACTCGTTTGTTTTCAATGGGTTAGGTGCAACGTTGCTTAATTCTATCAATGATTAAACGCTAACTCGTTGATTCTAAAGCATTAATAGAATTCCCATTTAACACTGATCGCTCGGTCGTGAACGTATGTACATACTGTACGTACTACCCCCCCCTAATCATCTCCATATGCGACTGCACCTGCTTCCTGAAAGTTTATTGTAATTCGTTTCACGTCGATTGTCAAGCGAATTGATGCATTAATAGAATTAAAATGATTAATAGAATTACCATCTCCCCGCTGTCCCAATGCCGCCCTGTCTCAATGCCCCACCACCACTCACATGTGTGTGTGGTGTGTGTGTTTAAGAGAAGAAGAGTTTAATACCTGAAAGTCTTAAATAAACACAAAAAAACGCGCATGTTGTTAGCATGCGCGTTTGACATTACATATTACAATCGGCGACTGTAGCAACATCGCCATCGTTATGTGCATCGATGAATGCACGATGCGCAACATCGTTCATCAATTGCGCAATGTGCTCGGCGGGGAGATCGTTGTTTGACATGATGAATGCGCGAAACGCAGCATACAACGTGTCGTTGTCATTGTGTGTGAGTTCATTCATTCGATGACGTTACTTCTTCGACGCTGAAGTCTTGACACGCGCGAGCAACTCAGGATTCGCTTGCAACGTCGCAAGCAATTGCCGCGCTTCCTTGCCTTTCTCTAGTTGCTTCACGCGCGATTGCAATGCAGTGCGAACCGTGCCGACGATCGTGTCCTCAGCGACGCCTGCCGCAATGAGTTCTTTGATCGTTTTTGCACTCGCGAGCAAACTCATGTTGATTGTTGACATTGTGATTCTCCTTGTGTTTATGCCTTCGCGTTTAAGCATGTCGGCGGTTGATGTTAACGTTGTACACACAACGTGTAAGATGTGATATTCAGTTGTCAATGAACAATGTGTTTGATGTGACGCATCATGCATCAATCAATCACAATTAAATCATAACACGAACGTTCGCGTGTGTCAAGTTTTTTGTGAATTTTTTTTGTGTTATTTTTTTGTCAAAAACAGTTGACACAAACGTATGTGTGTGTTATGATATGTGTATGAATAAAACAACGCATGAAACAACGCATGTAACAAACAAATACGACCAAAACGTGTACGATGACATGTTGTACGCATCGATTGTCGCGTACATTGTCGCGTACGATTTGCCAGCGCACGTGATTCGTTCACACATCAACGAATTCGTCGATTGCGCGATTGACGAATTGATTGATGAAGGCGTCATCGAATAACAACATGCAACGCGCACACTAACAATGTGCGCGTTTCTTATTATCACATATTAATACATTAATGTCCGAATATATTAATACCTTATGGTTTTAATATATTAACATCTCAAGCTCCGAATCTCCGAAGGTACGTCCCAAAAACAATCCCCGCGCGCGCGCGCGCTTAGGGTCTCATTAATGCCTGAGTTTTAATCGCATTAATAGAATTATGATCACATTAATAGAATTAAGATCACCCCCACGTATGTTACGATGAAATTAGGCGTTCACCATGCAACCCGAGTACCCCCCTGACAGCGAGCTGGAGCATAGACCGCAACGTATAAGCAGAAGGTTGGAGCTGTTAAGGCTCGCAATGAGGGGGTACTCGGCAAAGCAAGCCGCGGAGTCCCTGGAGATTCCGTACAGTGCAGCTTTGCAGGAGTACCGGGATCGAGAGTTTAGGGCTTTAGCCTTCGGCAGGTTGGAGCATGCCTTCGCTGAGATTGACGGGAACTTTGAGGAGGAGAAGAAGAGCCTGCATGAAAGGCTCGCAGAGAAGTCGAATGACGCATTCCGGGTGCTTTGTGAGTTGTTGGAGGATGAAGAGGTCCATCCTGGGGTAAGGGTGAAGATTGCTCAGGATATGTTGGATCGTAACCCGGACACTATGGCGGGGAGTGTAGTGAGACATGAGAAGTTCGACCCGCAGCAACTCATGAGAGCAGCACAGGCTGCCAGTGAGATGGATAATGTGATTCAGCTTAAAAGGAAGCCAGCCTGAGAGAGGCTGGTTAACAGGAGAAACCCAGATGCCAACAGAAGATTGCAGTCCAGGCGTTAGCAAGCAGTCGAGCGAGATTAACGTCTGGAATCAGAAGGTCACAGGAGACCGCTTTGCAGCGCTAATGGCGCAAGGAGCGGAAGACAACCAAGCAAACTCCCGGGGATGGCAAGCATTCAATCTTGCCAACGCCCAGGATGCCCAGACAATGAAACACCTGGCTACACTCGGGGTGATCAGTGCGGGACAGACAGGAGTAACGGAGAACCAACAATCCGTAACACCAGTCAGACAGGCTACTGGTGATGCTATTGTGGGAGGAGTTGGGGTGAGTGCAGAGCAGGTCGCGGCAAACATCTCAAACCTCGCAACCTCAATAACCGCAGTTATCGCCTCTTCCCTTGCCACAGCCATTGCCCAGACCCTCGCGGCGGTCTTACCTGTGGTAGTTACCGCAGCCGGTGGCGCCTCAACCCCTTCCCAGACCAGCAGCAAGCCCGTGGGGAGTTAACAATGTCTGCCCTCCAAGTACTTGCACTGGTGTTAAACATCATCCAGGCCTTCAGCCAAGGCCTACCCTCGGTTCTCAGCATCATCGAGGATATCTCAACGGCGATCAACGGCACCCCAGGGCAGGCAGCACACACAGCTGCCCTGGCCCGTCTATCAACCTTCGTCCCAGCAGCAAAGACCTCCTGAGCACCTTGCTGGGGGGTTGCTCTCGAGCCCGGCGTCTTTCCTTGTGGGGACGCCGGGTTAACCCATGACTGATATTCTAAAGCTTGCTTCTCAAGGCGACGCGAAGACTCTCCTACGGGATATCCGTGTGCGTGCGCTCTACAGCCCATACTACTTTGTAAAAGTGGTACTAGGCTACAGCAAGCTCGTCGAGCACTTCCACCAACAAGAAATGGAGCGTTTTGTTGATGCCTGGAGCACAGGAGTCCGCAAACAAGCAGTTGAGTGGTCGCGTGGATTTTACAAAACCACTTGTTTCACGATTGGTACTAGTATCTGGATCACCCTCCCAGTACATGATTCTGATACAGAATACGCCATCCAACAACTCGGCATCGGAGAGTCAGAGTGGTACCTCCGAACCTCTCTCCATGACCAGGATGCCACCCAACTTCTAGCCTTCGAGGTCGAGGCTAATGCAGAGAAGAAGATTCAAGCAATTAAATGGCACTTTGAAGAGAACACACTCTTCCGCTCGGTTTTTCCAGAGCTCGCCTATGATGGTACCTGGCGCCCTTGGAACACGAAGCAGCTCCGCATTCCACGGGTGGGAGATCGCCGTCGCGATCCAGAAGGCTCGTTTGAGGCAATCGGTGTTGGCGGGGCTCTTCAGAGTCGGCATTACAAGATAGTCTGGGAAGATGACCTTGTGGGGGAGAAAGCCCGTAAGTCCACCATTGTAATGCAAGACACCATTGGGTGGCATGGTAGACTAAACGGGGCCTTCGAGAATGCCACTGAACAGATACGATTCCTTATCTCTAACCGCTGGGGCTATGCAGATCTCAACTCTCATGTGCGAATCAATGAACCCGACTTCAGATTCCATACCCGATCTGCCATTGAGCTCGACCCCACCACTGGAGAAGACAGAGCAATCTTCCCAGAAGAATACCCCCTAGAGAAACTTGAAGCAATCCGTACTGGTAGTAGCATGACCAAGTATGACTATGCCTGCCAGTATCTCAATCGTCCGACACTCCCGGGGGAGTCTGAAGTTGACACCAAGGCCATCCATACCTACACCGTTGAGAAAGATGGGCTGATGAAGTGCAGTTGTGGGGCCAAGTTTAAGCCGAGCCAGCTCTTCAGATACATGCACTACGATCCATACAACGCGAAAGGCCCCGGCAGCACCAGCTGCCCTGCTATTGTGGTTGTTGGCACCAGCTCAGACGGTCATGTCGCATTGCTTGACTACTACCTTGGTAAAGAGCAGTACGGCAAGGTCTACGACCGACTGTTCTTCTTCAACGACATATGGGCTCCACGTCTATTCACCTTCGAGGATGTAGGACACCAAAACCTCACCGCCTACCACATCCAGGAGATTCAAAAGACCACAGAGTACAAAACTGCCAAACACCACCAATTCCCTCGGATGGAGGGTGTGAGCACGGGAAACCGAACTAAGGAGGCTCGCATCCGAGAGGGATTGTTCCCTGTGGTTGAAAAGAAGAAATTCACCTGCCGGAGCAAGCACCAAGCCTTCCTCAGTATGCTCGATACCTTCCCACACAAGGTACTCGACCATGATTATGATTTGCTTGACGCGCTTGCCCAGGGGACGGCTCTCTGGCGCTTCCCAGAGAAAGCCGAGGACAACGAGCGGGCAAATAATGAGGAAGAGACATACTTGAGGAAGCTGAACGAAAATTACTGTGCAGGAGTCCCAGCATGAACTCTCAGTTTGATGAAAAGACTGTTGAGGATGCCGAGCGGAACGCCGTGCGTGCCCGTAACGCCCAACGCAAACGTCATAGTGCCGAGAACCAGCGCTTCTATGATAGGCTCGATTTCCGAACCCATAAAATCTGGGACTGGAACCATACCACCGAACCGCCACATCCGGAATGCCTCCGAACGCTGGTCGGCACGGAAGGCGTGCACGCCTTCGTAATACCTGCCCAATCCACTCTCGCTGCTCATACAAGTGTTAGGGAGACAGAATCATGCACATAATTCCCAAACTAACCACAAGTCTCTTACTCATCTCCCCCATCTGGGCACAACTCACCACCCGTGTCATCCTCAACGGTGGGCCCTACACTGATAGTAGTGGTAACGTCTGGTCCACAGACACTGCCTGTACAGGGGCCACCCCCTACACAACCACAAACAACATCATCGGTACTGCTGATCCCACATTATTCCAAAGCGGCCAATATGGCCTTGGGCCTATTGGCTGCACCTACACTGTAACCGCGAACTACTTCTACACCGTTACCTTTAACCTCAGCAACACCCAAGGGGAGTTGCTCGGACAGAATCTCTTCAACATCTACATCAACAGCGCTAAATACTCCACCAACTTCGACATCACCGCCGGGCCTGGAGGTTGCACAGCCAATACTCCCTGTAACCAAAACCAAGCCATCTCTCTTGCCTATGGCCCAATCCCTGTGGGTGGGGCAGGCACAGTCAACATTGTCATCGCTCAAGTCGCTGGCAACGTCATCCTCTCGAGCCTTAGTATCATTGGCACCAATACCACCATCCCTGTTACTTCTGTAGCCCTTGCTCTTCCTTCCTCAACATTCTCCATAACTGGCTCTCCCATAACAGGTACTGGTACCTTAACCGGAGCTTTCATCCCCCAGCCCGCGAATAAATTCTTCGCCGGGCCTGTGAGTGGAGCTAATGCTACTCCCACCTGGAGGAGCTTTTCTCTGAATGATCTCGGCACGCAAAGTGCCGCTACCTTTCTTGCCGGCCCTTGTACTGGGAGTGCTGCAACCCCCACCTGGCGAGGGTTGTGTTCTACAGACTTCCCAACTACAATCACCATCCCAGGCTCAACCTCAGGTAGTGCCTCCATCTCCGCATCAATCTCAGGGGGTTTACTCCTCCTGAACGGCTCTGGTACAACCGTTGACAACTCCGGGGACTTAGTTGCAAATAGCCTAAACGGCGGAGGTGGCAACTCCGGTAACGCCACCTGCTGGAATGGTAGTCGGCTCAGTTATTGCACAAGTGTTGTGAGTAGTAGCGGCACCTGCACCTGTCACTAACATGCTTCCCAAGATAATCCGCCCCACTGTAGGGGATGATAAACGAGCCGAGCTCAACAAATATCTCACCGAGATGTGGATGAGAGCTGTCTCTGGTAGGAAGAGTCAGGTGGATGATGACTATGCAGCGTGGAACAAAGTGTATGAAGGGGTGCCACTTGAAAAGGTGCGCTCAGTTCCTTTCTACAAATCTAGTAACATGGTTGTCAAGCTCACCCGTATCTTCCTCGATACCTTTACTGCTCGTACTCTTAACATTATATTTGCTACTCGCCCTCTTTATGTGGTGGATGGTTTACCACGTGAGCTGAAAGAGGGTTGGGAACTCTACTTGAACCGAAAGGCGATGTATGACTGGGGACATTATAAACTCTGCAGAGACATTTGTCAACGAGGGAACAAAAACGGTACCGCAGTCATCAAATACCCTTGGGTTGAAAAATCCACCTGGGACGTCATGCCCTCTCCAGGAGACAACGAAGGCTACAGTAAGAAACAGATCGTTTACTACGCGGGGCCGGACGCGCAGGTGGTTCCCTTTGAAGACTTTTACATATACCCCATAACAACAAACCAGCTGTGTGATGCAGAGATAAAGTTCCACAGGCTGAGGTACCCGGAGGAGCAAGCCCGCAGGATGGCCGAGGGTGGGGAGCAAGCAATCTGGACTCTGCCTGAGGGCACAACCATCGAGCGGTACTTGCGTGCTCCCCGTGACTCAAAGCGCATGGAGCAGCAAAGTGATGCGGGGGTGAGTGATAATCTCTACCGAGAACTCGAACTCATCGAGTGCCACCTGCAATACAACCTTCTCAATGATGGGATCTTCTATGACACCATCGCCCTCTACCAACCTGAAGCCCGAAGTACCTTCGACATCTACTTCCAACCTTACCCCCGCAACCACTGCATCTTCACCGACTACCGTCCCTTCCCCCGAGAAGACTTCTTCTATGGAGAATCCCTATGCCAACTGCTTGGCCAATCTCAGGAGGAAGTCACTCGTATACACAATGAGCGACGGGACAACAGCACCATCGCTTCCAGCGTGGTATTCAAACGACGTTCTGGTTCTCTTATACCTAACCCTTCAACTAACTGGTATCCGGGTAAGGTATTTGATCTTCAAGACATGCAAGACCTGGACACCGTGGAGGTGGGAAGGAACTACATGTCAACGATTGACCAGGAGGATTATGCCTTCCAGCAGGCTACACAGCTAAGTGGTATCAGTGAGGTCATGCAGGGTGCTGCCCAAGGTCAGATGGGTAAGGGTGGAATGTACAACACCATGGGCACTATTGCTGTGATGCAGGAAGGGAATCAGCGCCAAGACACAAACATCAGAGACCTCCGGGCTGTAATGTCCTGCATTGCTCAAGGCTCAACCTTCCTCCAAGCCCACTACGGTGCAGATGATCCATTGATCGATACCCTGCCAGACGGAGCTCCAGATGCTGTTCGGCAAGCACTCAAGTTCTTCACCAGTGACAAAGCCCGTTATATGTACTTTGAGTGTAAACCCAGTGATGCTGGTGTGAACAAGGAAGTCGAGAAAGCCAATCTAATGCAGATGGCTCAGGTGCTTGGCCAATATGGCACCACCGTCCAACAAATGATGCCGGAGTTGTTAAACCCACAAATCAGCCCTGGTATTCGTCTGGTAATGAACGATATCATCAAGATGCACAGTTGGATGGCAAAACGTATTCTCAAGCAATTCGACGAGTGGGATGCCGTGGAGGTCTTACCAGATGTCGCAGCAGCAATCGAGCGGGTTATCCCCGGAGGAAGTCAGGGAACAGAGGAGATTAGCAAACAAACAGGCACAGGAGGCCTTGGGCAGCAAGGAGGACCTTCGGGCGGTTTGCCACCTGTTTCAAGACAGCAGCTGGCCAATCTGGCTTCGTTATCTGGAAAGATCCCTCCAGGAAATGGAGCGCCAGGTGTGGGACCCACGAACAACCCCAGACCAGTATAATTTTCTGCGGGGCCAATACCACATGCTGAGAGTGATTCAGCGGGCCCCGGAGGAGCTAAAACAAGCTCTTGAGAGTGTGGAAGGAGAAGAAGAATGATGCTACAGAGACGAATTGAATTATGGGAGTGTGGCCAATGAGTGCTCCAGCTGTTGCTAACCCTGAACTCCCTGCCGTAGACCCGGAGGTTGCTGCTCTCCGTGCAGAGATAAATAAGCGAGGGAAGGATATTGATGCGCTGAAGAAACTTGTTCTAGTGCAGCCACAACCACAAGTTCAACAACAACAGCAACCGCAGCAACAGGTCGACATGCAGGCACTGAACAAGGAGTTCTACAAAGAACCCGTCCGGCTTGCCGCAGACATTGCCTCTGCAATCACCGAGAGAGCAAAGCAGGAGATGAGGCAGGAGTTCTCGAATGCTTCATTCGACACACTCCGCCAAAGTGCTCGTGGAATGGCTCGAGCAGGGAACACTGTTCTATTCGACAGGTTTGCTGGGGAGATTGAGGCAGAGGTAGCAAAGACCCCCACTCAATACCAAACCAATGCTTCTGTCTGGCAGAGTGCTATGACCTTCGTGAAGGGTATGCATGCAGACGAGCTTGTGGAGGAGGCAAGGAAAGCTCCTCCAACTGGCAATGGTGGTAGTGCGGCAGTACATATCAGCCAACAGGGGGGACCGCAGAATGGCCGTCCTGCCGGTCCTCCCCCTGCTGTCGAGAAACTGAGTGATGATGAGCGTGCTGTGGCTCGCAAGTTGGGTATTACCGACCAACAATACATTGATGGTAAGAAGTCCATTGAAACTCAAAGGAAAACAGGGCCATCCAGTTGGGATTCCGTAGTCACTACCAGCACGAAGGAAAAACGAAGGAGAGAAGCTGATGCCAAGAAGCAACGCGCAGGAAAATGAATCTCCTCTACAACTTGAGCAAAAGCGCAAGATCGCACTCTTGCAGCAAGTCCGCGTGCTGCGTGAGGGACTCATGCTTTCCAGGGGGAAAGTTGAGGCTGGTGATCCGGGTTTTGAATACCACTGGGTCAATACCAGAGAGGAGAGACAAAACTACTACCAAGCCATGGGATGGGAGCTTGTCAACAACGATAGTGACCCAACTGTCAAGACCAAGTGGCGCAAGCCTGATGGCACACACGTTCGGGGGGATGTAATCCTCTACCGAATCCCGAAGGAAACCTTTGAAGCCATGGCTCTCTACAACGTTCTCGATGGTCAAGATCGTACAGGGGCTATTGAGGACTCCTTCTTTGCAAAGCTTGAAAGTAGTGGTGTGCCGGGTTACCGGCCTAGAGTCTAATAAAAGGAGCAACACATGCCAGCAACAATAGGGGTAGTAACCTACGAGCCTATCAAAGCGCTCAGGGTTGCAAGCTCTCAGGGAAATATCCCACAACTGTTCAGACCTCCTGAACAGTCCTTACAGACGTTTAAAATTGGCGTACCTGTGATGTATGTAGGCGGGTATGTCCAAGAACTCTCAACAAGTGCAGCTAACATTGTGCTTGGAGTTAGCGCAGAGCAAGCACACAACTATACAACCGCGGGTGTGCCGGTGGATTTGAATGACCCTGCTGCCGGACCTCCTCCCAACCAACCAAACGCGTTAGTGATTCCCATGGGTGCTGCAATACGTGACGGCAATATCGGTACCTACGGCGCGAATGGTCAGACAATATTCAGCATCGCAATGAAGCTGGGGCAAATCTTCACAGAGGCGTTGCTGAATGGTGGGCCTTACGGTTTGACCAAGGATGCTACCAGTGGCTTCTGGTTCCTGGATAGTACCGTAACCAATGGTAACTCTGCTGTGGCAAACTTGGTTGGTTATGACCAACCTCCCACCGCTCCAAACGATCCAGTACTCGGGGCTCGTGTCTTCTTCCAGTTCATCTCAAACAGGAGATACTTCTCCTAAGGACATACTATGGCAACAACTCGTGGACAATTTTCACAACTCCTGGCGCCTGGTTTGCAGGCTTTGTTGTTTGAATGGCTCCCAGAGCACCAAGAGGAGTACTCACAATTTATGAACGTAGGCAGCGATGATGGTGCCTACCTCGAAGACCAAATCATCGCCGGCTTAGGACTCGCCCGGCTAAAGAATGAAGGTGACCAAATCAGCTATGACGACCCCATCCAGGGTGGCACAAAGCGTTACCTGCACCAGACATATGCGCTAGGCTGGCAGGTAACGGAAGAGATGATGGATGATGAGAAGTACGACATCATGTCCCAGATTCCAGGGGAGTTGATGAAGAGCTGCCGCCAATTCTGGGAGCAATATGCAGCAAACACACTCATCGGGGGATTCTCAACCACTGTATCTGCAAATGGTGTTTCGATGTTCAACGTTGCCCAACCTAACTTGGGGGGCGGCGTACAGAGTAACATGCTCTCCCCATTTTCAGATCTCAGTGTGACCTCTGTACAGGATCTCATCATTCTGTATGAAAACATGTTGAACGAGCGTGGCTTGCGTGTTATGATCTCTCCCAAGATGTGTTGGATACCTCCAGAGATGCAGTTTATTGCAGGAGAGGTGTTTCAATCACAGTTCATGCCTTTTACTGGGACGAATGAGATTAACCCGGTTCAGGGTCGCGTAACCCCAGCAGTACTCCACTATCTGACCAGCAGTACAATGTGGACATTCTCTGCAGGAGATGATCCGAATAGCCTGAAGTTCTTCTGGCGTATGAAGCCTATAACCGAGACTCAGGATGACTTCGAGACCAAGGGTGTGAAACACAGCCTTCATTTCCGTATCAGCACCGGTTGCACGGATTGGAGAGGTTGGGCAGCGGGGAGTAACTAATGAGAGAGTATACAGACTTCATTGATAAGTGGGGTCCGGCGCTCATTCAGTCTTTGCTTGAGTTTCTTATCACGCACGGACACGGAGATAAGCTTGCTTCAGCTTATGAAGAGTTTCTGAAGATTAAACCAGAGGAGGAAACTCATGCCTAACTTCAACACTTGGCAAGCTGGGATCTCCGGCATGGGGTTGTGGGGTCTGCCAGTAGGTTCCTACCCTGGTGGTGCGGTGTTGTTTGTGAACAGCGCGACTGGGGTGAATAATAGGGGGAGACTAAAGTTCCCTGGTTCAGGGGCGATTGCAGGGTCTACGGGGAGTGCAAACCAGGGACCAGTTGGAGACCCCTACTTACCTCTTGCATCAATCGCATACGCCTTGGCTCAATGCAAGAGTGGTCGTAATGACTGTATCTTCGTTCAGCCCGGACACCAAGAACTTCCAACCACAAACCTACTTATCAATGTCAATGATGTAAACATCATCGGCATGCAGGCAGGTAACTCTAGTGACCGCCCAGTGATCCAACCACAAGCCACCGGTGTGACTGTTAGCATCACAGGGAACAATGTGGTGATAGCCAATATAATCTTTGACGGCACCTTCGTTGACGATATCACTGCCGTAGTCACGCTCAACGCAATTGGGGTTTCAATGTACAATGTGCACTGGAAGCTCACAACTTCCACACATGGTGCAGCACTTGGTATGTCAATCACAGGTGGTTCTGGTTTGCTGATGGAGTATTGCAGCTGTAACGCTACTACCGCGACTACTGGAACTACACCAACAAACTTCATTCTAACCGCCACAGCTTCGCATGACCACTTCACTTGCCGCAATTGCAACTTCCGTGGGACTTTCAGCGCTGCCATCATCGCAGACAGCAGCGCGGCGCCTTTCACTAACATTGAGTTTGGTCCGAATAACCTGCTCTACCAAGGTACCAGTGGCATAGTTTGCCTGACATTCCAAAGCACTGGCACGACTGGTACAGTGTTTAACAATGTGCTGTATGACAACGACACTTCCAAGCCAACCTGGATCGGCGGGACAAACACTGCCAATCTGATTCTCTCACAGAATTATGGCTACTATGCCAAAACCGGCGGTCCATTCAGTGCCTTACTAACCCCCGCGGTTGGTACATAGGAGAGACTTTATGGCAAACGACCTGAGAGGGAGGCCGTGGATTCTAGACACGGCCTCGACAACAGTCCCGGTGCAGAGTACTGGACAGACTGCGGGGGGGCAGAATCTCTCACAACAACCCGGGCTTGGCACAATCGAGGTTCATAGTTGTGAGACCACTGGGTTTGTGTTCAGGAACTACACAAACGGTACCAGCTCGCAGGCAATAATCCGAGATGGACTGCGGAATATTGAGGTAGCAGTGTTGAATGGCCAAGCTGGGGGTACTCCAGTGAGTGTTGGGGAGGCTTGGTTCTGCCCACAGAGGATCAGGAACCTGCTTCTCTACGCAATTGACAGTGGGCAGGTAGAGGTCATAATTAAATGAGACTACTTCTTGGATTGATGGCGGTGGGGTGTTTCGGACAGATTATCACCCCTGGGGGTGGTGGAGGATCATCAACTGGTGGAACAAGTCCCTTTATCATCACGGGAACTGGTCCAGGGTGTATGGGTCCAGGAGATTCAACAACCCCCACGCCAGACTACACACTTATCTGCAGTCCAAGCACGTCGAATGGGACTTTGACACTTGGCTCGGGGGGTCCCATACTCCAAACTGCTCAGGAGGGTTTGACTGCTGCTCTTCCCGCAACGTGTTTTGTTGGGCAGATATACACCGCTACTGATGCTACTGCAGGGGAGAATTTATACACCTGCACAGCCTCAAATACTTGGACACAACAAGGGTTGGCTACAACAGCTGTAACAAGTGCAGCAGCTTTACCAAGTGGAGCATGTGTTATTGGTGGTGGATTGCAGACTGTAACTGCCACAACCGCAGACTGCTCACTCTCGAATGGTGTGCTTACACTTGGCTCTTCAGGGGTGTTGGGAGCAATTATCTTCAATGGAGCTACCAGTGGTAGTAGTGAGTTGACAATGGCTAACACAGGTGGAGCTCTTGTGCATGGTAATTCTCGCAGTAGTGCTGGTACGCAGGAGGCCTTCTCACAAGGAACAAACACAGCCTCTAGTGGTACCTCAGAAGGTATGTTACTTTCTCCAACCTACAACCAAACAAGCACAGCAGGAGGAGTTGATATCTTTATCTCCAGAACTGAAACCGCTCTTGGGAGTGGAACACAGGCATTTGTCCTTGGAGAGGGAGGTTCAGCGGGGACTACTGAACGTTTTGTGATTGACAACAATGGAGCCTATGTCAACACTGGGCCCCAACCCACTCTCTCAGGTGGATGCGCTACAAGTACCCAGGTTGGTGGCATGACCTCAGGGAGTTTTGTCAATACCTCAACATGCACAACGAGTACATTCATCCTGACCTTCGCAACAACCGCACCACACTTCTGGCGTTGTGATGTGCTTGACTTCACAACTAGTGCAGATACATGGAAGCAAACAGCGAGAAGTTCCACAGCCTGCACGGTGACTGGTAGTGCTGTGACTGGTGATGTCATGACCTTCATCGCAACACCTTACTAAGATGCGTAAACTAGCCCTACTTCCTTTACTGCTGCTCCCTGCCGTGCTGTGTCAGGTGAAGTTCACTGGTCCGAATAAAATCACTGGGCCATGGCAGGCCACCCAAGCTCTGTTCACAGCGCTCTCTTTACCTAATTACTCCTTCTCCCCATCAGGCCTGTCGAGTGCTCCAGGATATATTGCCGGCTTGCCAAGAGTTGTAATAACTCCCACCGGCTTTGGCTCAACACAGACTTATGACTCTGTAGGGTATCAGTTCGGCTATTGCTGTCCCACACCCCAAGGTGCGAGTAATGCTGAAGCTATACTCTGGCCTTATGCAATCATCCCTAACGGTGCCACAAACTTCGAACAGGCTTTACATGGTAGTGTGGCGCATGGAGTAGTACTAGCCTATAATAGTGCCCAAGGGAGTGGGGGCTTCAGCACAGCATCAAACTGGGAGATTCAAGACTTGAACCAACTCAGTTGGTACCAACAGGGGGTTGCAAGTTGTGTTAGCGGATACCAGAATCCAGTTACCAGTGTCGGTACTCCCTGCACACCTATTGTTGGTGCGTATGTGGATGGATGGATTCAGGGTACGCAGATGTTTGGTTCGTGTGGAGCAAGGAGTGCGCCGTATTGTGTGCTTGCTATGTGGGATTGGTCGGTGGGAGATATTACGGATGTGACGGGGGGAGTGTCAGGAACAGGCGCTTGGCAGTTGTTCACCGTGCCGAGCGAGAACGGAAGTACAACACTCGGGTTGCAGGGTTACACGGGTGCATGTTCAGATGGCTCGTATATCTACTACCCCGGCTTAAGCAACCCCGCAGATGGGGCACATGGTTACACACTGCGTTATACTCTTGGTACCCAATTTGCAAACGACTCTAGCAAACCCGGGGGAATCCCTGCAACAGGCGGTACCCCTAACTGGACTGTACACAACATGAAATCCACACGCAACCCACAAGCGTATGGATTCTTCGGCTGTCGATATGACCAGCACAGATTCATCTACTTCTTCCCCACCTCAGTAAGCTCGATTGTACGCTATGACACATGGGGTGGAGGAAGTAGTGCGAATCCCTCAGCCTTCAATCTGAATACAAATTATACCTCCGTTGACATGACCACTCTAGGAGGTCCTGGACCAAACTACACAGGTATTGGTCAACCCTCTGCACTCATCGGAGCATCAGGAGGTGGGGCATTCTATCAAGACTCCTCCGGAAATCAATGGATCTATGCAATCCCTTGGTCTACAGGGGATACCCCAAATCCGAATCTTAGTAGCACCACCGTTCGGGCAAAGGTGGGACAGGTTATCGGCGGTACGTGGTATTGTGCTGACTTTACCCAAACGAGCACAGACACACTCTGTCCCACAGTGGCAAGTGCCTGGGAGATTTACAACCTTGTTGACCTACAGAACAACCCCGAGTGGACTATTCAGGGTTGGTTGAAGAAGTTCGCAACGGGGATTTATGCTCCCACTACCCCGACAATATCTGGCTGGCAGTTGAGTTGGCTCACAGCACAGAATAAACTTGTTTATGTGGCAAACGCGGGGAATTTCTTTGTGGAGTATGCACTAAACAGTGGGAAGCACCTCTACGACCCCACAGCCTGGAGTGTTGGAATGCGTGGAACACCTCCTGCAAACTTTCCAAACAGCGCTTTTGGCGGTGCGTTTAACTCCTCCACCGGTTGTGGGATTGTGGTTACACCAAGTACCCCAGTTGTGATGTATTGCGGGTTATAGCATGCCCCAACCAGTAAACAACGTCAAACACCAACAATGGGACACCTGTGACCAGTGTGGCAGACTCTGGCCTATGAGTTCTCTTGTGAAGCAGAAGGGATTGTTGGTGTGTAATACGAAGGGTTGCTTTGACAACCTAGAGGTTGAGCAGAGACCGTTTGTGATTATGGCAGTTCTGGGTTCTGGTGTGGAGCAGGAAGGCGCTGACACCCGTGTTGTTGATCGAGGGTTTTTTGAGGGTTATGATGAGGTCCAGCGATGATTGAGAAGAGTCAAGCTTCCTATCTCCACTCCCCGGATACCCAATACCAGTGTCGGGACTGCCCCTCATGGATCGAAGGGGAGTCTCAGTGTGTGCTACATGGCCCGAATGATGTGTTGTTGAGGATCGACTCATGCAACTATTTCGTCCGCGAAATGCCAGGGTTGTTCGGGCAAACACCACTCGCACTCCTTACAAAAGAGGAGTCCGGCGCCACCCGCAATGCAGAGGGATTCAGTTGCAAGCGCTGCGAGGAATGGGATCAGGAGAATTGGAGTTGCTCGAAAGTGGACAAAGACACAACGGGGGCAGATCCAGGAATGATACACCCTGATGCGTGTTGTAATTTGTGGAAGCCTGACCCGATTAGGTCGCAGATGCCGACGGACGCATTCTACAGCTTTAGGAAATAACCACCGTGGCCTACACACAAAACATCCCCCCACAGATTGTGGATGCCGCAAACTGGTGTACGCAGAATGTGCTGAATAGGACGGATATTCAGGCGCAAGCGAACCAGCATGCAGTGGACTTCTACACTGTGTTGTGTGCCACGATTCCTTTTGATCAGCTTCAGATCGTCACGGGGCAGGTTATACCGTTTGTAGAAGGGCAACAAGTTTACAACTTGGCGACAATTCTGAGTGGGTTGAGTCTACCGCCCCTGAATGGAATCATGTCCATTCAAGCTCAGCTTGGCACGAACATTCTCCGCAGGCTACGTCGTACAAGCACTCGTGTGTATGATGCATTGTCGTTTATCACAAACAGTCTTCCGTCCACCTATGCACGCTTCGGTACAACAATCCAGGTGAACCCTCCACCTGACAGTGACTCCTATACATTCCAGGTTCGTTACTGGAGCCAGCCAATACTAAATAACCCAAACCCTGAGACAACAGTAGTGTTGTATCCGATTGAGTGGCTTGAACTTCATAAATATGAGACTCTGTATCGGTTGTACAACCAAGAACTCGACATGCCTGATAAGGCGGCAGCTTTAGTCACTCAGCCTTTATTCACCCGTGGTCAACCAACCAGCAAGAAATTGCAAATGACAGAAACAGGTATCATACCAAGGCTATGGAATGACCTACTCACAACAACCTCCCAGAAGGAGAATGTGGATGAGGACTTCAGCATCAACCCTGTAATTCGTGCATACACCTATCGAGGGACCCGATAATGGCCGGCGACAGCACATCATGGCAACCACTTCAGATTCAACCCATTGGTGGGATAAACTCTGAAGACAATGAGGCCATGATAGGAGACCAGGAGTGTCAGAGCTTTACCGGCTTTGGAAGCGGCACACAGAATTTTCTATTTGACAGGCAACAAGCTAGTACAAGACCAGGGATTAATTCTGTAACAATTACAGGGACGGTGAGTGGGGAGAATCTAGGCTGGGTTGCTCCAGTGCAGACATACACGGGAAACCCTGCGAATGCCTTTAGAACACTTGACTCACAGTTGATTGCACTTGGAGCAGGCGGCGTAAATCTCTACACAGGCTTCAACGGTGCTTTGAGCTTTGCAGCTTTGACACCTCCTGCTGGAGTGTCAATAGCTCAGGTTATTGCAGGCCCATATAATCCTCTTACCATCCAAGCGGGGCTTGTGAATGGTGTTGTGTTGGTTGGTGGTTTAAACATGACACTAGATGGTACTGGGAATTATGGCATTGCAAGATGGGTACCGGGAGCATCTGCATACACACAGGTTGGAGGGGTTTCGCCACTCTTCATCTGTGGAGTGTTGAGTAGGGGTTTTGGTGCTTACGACAGAGTTGCCACGAATGGCCAAATTACTGTAGAATGGTCCGTAGCGGGGGATGAGACTACATGGACCGGAAGTACGAATGGCTCTGGTCTGGCAGTGTTGAGTGATGCTGCAGACGGTATCACTGGGTTAGGAGTCGTGAACGGGGTTGTAGTTATTGCCCGATATACTGGCTTCCACTTTGGCACCCCCACTGGACAGGCCTTCCCTGCATTTAGCTTTAAGAATTACGATGGCTCCACAGACATTGGATGCTCTTGGCCGGGGACGTTTTGTGTCTATAATAATATCTGCTACTTTGTTGGTAGGGATAATGTCTACACCTTTGACACGATTAACCCACCCGTGCCAATCGGGTATAAGATACGTTCCCTGTTGTTGTCCTCGTTGTTGAGGGCAGGTAATTACAATACAACCGACATCCATTATGTTGGATTTGTGTCTAATGGACAAAGTGCAGCAGGGTTGCTGGGGAATGGGGTTGTTTATACAAACCCTGCCCGACCCCGTTACCACCTTGTGCCTATACAGGGACCAATTAACACGCCATCCACTGCTTATCCACATTTCTCCTACGATATTCTAACTGGTGTGTGGAGTGTTCACATCTACAGTACTTCATGGAGTTTTGCATTCCCCCTAAATGTGAATGCCACGAACTATACTTCTGGAGTTTCAGCAGCTGACAACACAGGAACACAGACGATTGGATTTCTTCAATCCACATATGTGAGTAGCCCAACAATAAACTTCTGGGATGAAAACCAACCTTGCGAAGTTCAGGCTGTGTTAAAGACGAAGACCTTTCGGCCGGGGACGTTTGATAGAGACTACAGCCTGAGAAGATTGATGTTGTCTTTCAGGAACCAATCCAGCGCATTGAATATTGGGGTTGCAGTGAAAGGTACATTAGGTGCGAACTTGATTGTTGCTAGTGCTGTGTATAACCCAACACTTCCTGGCGGTTCCTTAGGGCTTTGGATCAGAGATTGGATTGATGGGCTGAATCAAACCTATGGCCAGAATATCAATGTGAATATCACCACCACAGCTGGTACAGCTCTCATGATTGATTGTATCACACTTGAGCTTGTAGAGAGTGGGGGGCTGCGTGGATATTGATCGCGTAGCAAGACTCGAGCAACAAGTGGCATTGTTGAAGTCAAGACTTGATGGTTTGACAAAACAAACCACACTTGGCAATCCCTTAGGAGCATTCAGCCCAGAAAGTCCTGTGTTCTCGGTGTTGACAGCCTACGGATTGGTGCTGCTCTCTACAGGGAGTGCAGTGGGAAATCCTCTTATCAATTTCTCAAACTTCCCAACCCCAGTCTCACTATCTGGGAAGTCATTACAGGGTGGTGTCCCAGTGCAGTTGCAAGGAGTTGTGTACTACATTCCAGTTTACAAATAGGAGACAGAGATGAAGAAGATTTTGTTAGCTTTGGTATTTGCGGCCCTAGCACTAGGCCAGAACATCACAACGTATTATGCAACTCCCCAGGTACCAGTACCTACCACGGTGACACAAACAGGGACTGCGGGGACGACGGAGTATTGTTATTGGATTGTGGCGGATTATGCAGGGGGGAATAGCGCACCAGCGGGGCCTTTGTGTACGTATACGTCAAATGCTACGCTCAGCACCACGAATTACAATGTGGTTTCATTCCTAACACCAACCGGACCGTTGTCTGCGGTGACAGGATATGACATTCTGAGAACAACCTCCCAGAATGCTCCTACAGGAGCTTGTGCGTGTGCGGTGGCTACATCGCAGTCATCGTCTCCAGTCAACGATCAGTCGAACACATTGAGTGCATATACGGTTACCACTGCCACTGCAAGTGCAACGGAGTACTTGGATAATACTTCCCAAAGTACAGCCACACTCCAGTTGTCTGCTGCTACAAAGGTGACTGGGCCATTGACAGTTACGGGACAAGCTACTGTAACAGGAGGAATTAAGGAGATCTCTACAGGAGCAACTGCATTTACCAGCTTTACAACCATGCCGGTGTTTTTGGTTGGGAATATCACAGATGTTACGGATATATCAGGGCAGATCTGGTTCTCACAGATCTTCATTCCGAATTCTGTGACGCTGACTGGTATATGCGTACTAACTGGCACTGCAACCACGGATAGTTTCACGATGGGGTTATACAACACCGCTGGTACGTTGGTTGCTCACTCCGCCCTTGCAGGGGCCACTTTATCGAACGCCAGCGTGCCGAGTTGTCAGACCTTCACCTCCACTGTGAATGTGTTTGGACCGCAGTCGTTCTATGTAGCAATCCAAGGGAATGGAACGACCGCAGCCTCGTTCTATGTGTATGGAGCCCATAACAACACCGGTTTTCAGACTGGTGAGCAGTCGGGAACGTTTGGTACGCTTGCTGCCATTACCCCGACAACAAGTTTTACTGCAAGTGTTGGCCCTGTAATGTCGGTTTACTAACATGACCTTCCGACTCCTGTTGCCTGAGGAGTGGCAATTACTGGAGAAGATCTTCCTCGAGGAGTGGGGGTATAAGCCTCCCACCCCTTCAGAGTCCTGTTTTGCTGTCTGTGAGGCTGAGGGGGAGATTGTGGCATGCGTGAGTTTGCAGGTGTTGCCGGTGTTGGAGTCGTTTTGGTTGCATAAGGATTTGAGGAAGACCTTTGGAGGAGCAGGGGCGTTACGAGGGATGTTGAGCTGTCTGGCAGATACATTCCCTTATCTCGCCACTGTGTTTATAAAAAGTACAACAACACCAAAGGTGAAACGTCTAGCGCAGTACTTTGGATTCTTCCAAGAGTGTGAGTTGTTGAAAGGAGAGACTAATGCCTGGCGGAGCAACAAGTATCCTCGGGGGACCGACAAACCCTTACACCCCACAACCAACGCTGGGATCAAGTAATCAGCAGGCCTACCTACAGGCCCTGATGAATGAGGTGATGTCAAATGGAAAGCTCCAGGGAGTGCAGGGTTATCCTGGAGCTTTGTCACCTAGTACAAGCTCAACACTACTCCCAAGTGTTGCAAGTGCTTACAGTCCTACTGGAGGAGCGGGGGCACAGCAACTACAATCCCAGCTTGGCAGTGCCGGGCAGGCAAACCCCGCAATTGCCCAGCTTATGCAAGCAATGCAGCAACAAGGTGGTATTGGGGGTTACCCCACATCACAGATGCAGAACGTTGTAGGTTATGGTGGTACTGGGGCTGGTGGGCAGGCTATGAGCAATGCTATGCAGTATGGCACACCAAGTAACAATGCCGGTGGGCAGAACTTAGCTCAGCTTGCTCAAGGGTATGGCCCAACGATGAGCTTACTTGCACCATTCCTGCAAGGAGCAGGAAAAGCTCCTGGAGCCCAAACACAGTTCTTCACCCAACCAAACGCGCAACAGCTTCAAGGCCCTGCTGCACCGCCCTCATACGTACCTTAAGGAGAGGAGATAAAAATGTTCGGTGGAGGGATGTTTAATCAAAACTTTGCTACTCAGAGACCACAGGTGCCCCCACAGTTTAGCCAGCCTACGCAAGGTGGGATGAACTCGGTGCAGCCGTTGTCGAGTGCACAACCTGTGCAGACTCCAGGACCACAGAGTACTCCAGGTTCTCCATGGTGGATGTATGGGCCAAGTGGAGTCACACCACAAAACCCCGCAATGCAGGCTCAACAACAGGTTGGTGCACCAGTGAATCCTGCGGGGAATATGGGGGGGATAAACACGCTCACAGCCCCTGTGAATCTGAATGGTTATATGGGAGGGCCCCAGGGTGGGCAGTTGGGGTTAAATTCTATAGCTCCTCAGTATCCATCAGGGAATCAACAGATTCCAGTTCCTCAGGGTGGAGGGCAGGTGGTTGCAGATAGTCAACAACTGGGAACAATCCAACCTGGCAGTCCTCAAGCTTGGGGAGGGCCGAGTAACCCGGGGGCGTTTGCTTCACCTCAGGGCCCCCAGGGATGGGGGCCGTCTAATGGGCAGCAGTGGACGAATCCTCAAAGCCAACAGAATCCTGGTGGAATGGGGAGTATGTTTGGTGGTCCGGGGGGGAATGGACAGCCTCCTGCATGGTCGATGTTTGGGGCCAACACACAGCCCACTTCTCCCACGAACGCGAATGGTTTACCGTATGGTGGAGGGGCTAACATGAACCCTGGAAATTCAGCCACCTTCGGAGTCCAGAGCGTTGACCAGACTGCTGCTTGGCAGGCACAGAACCAGGCAGAGCAAAGAAACATCCAGGAGCAGGCAGCAAACTTGGGTGCGCAGTTAGATACATCGGGGAACAGGTTCAGCACAGCATTCGGCACCTCAATGTCGGATTACTATTCGCAAACTGCGGCAACACAAAATGCTGCATTGATGGCGGCGCAGAATCAGGCTATGGAGGCTGCACAGACTACGGGGGCAGGGTTACAACAAACTGGTATGCAGGTAGCTGGGCAGGAGCAGGTGGCGCAGACTGGGGCACAAGCGGGGATTCAGGAGGCTGGAATTGGGGCACAAGCGCAAGAGAGTGTAGCTGGCCAACAGGTTGCAGGGCAGGAGAGTATTGCCCAGATGCAGACTCAAGCTCAGGAGCAGGAGTTAGCAAGTCAGGAAGCGTTTCAAGGGGGGTTGGCACAGTATCAAGGGGGGTTGCAAGCGAGTGAGTTGGGGGCGAATTTAAGCAGTAGTGCAGCCTCACAGATTCTTGGCAACTCAATGACTGGTGCGCAGTCGTTGCAGAACTCCTCGTTGAGTGCGTTGGAGAGTATGTATGGTGGGCAGAATACCATGGCGAACCAATATGGGTCGTATCTGAACACTGCGGAGGGGTTGGGGATTCAGAACGCGACGAATTTGGGGAACCTGCAGAACCAGACATTGCTGACTGGAGGGGAGCTTGGGGGACAGCAGTATAATATTGGGCAGTCGCAGATTAACAATGCGTATCAGAATTGGTTGAATACACAACCACAGAATAACCCGTTGTTGAGTTTGTTGAACGGTCAGGCGAGTTCATACCCACCGGTATATTATCCGGGGTATACGCAAGGAAGTCTTGGGAGTATTCTTGGAGGTGTTGGAGCTCTTGGGGGTTCTGGGGGTTTGGCGTCATTAATTGCTCTACTTGGGCTCTCTGACATCCGCCTGAAAGAGAACATCCAACACATCCCCAACACCCCAATTGAACAACTCACTGGCTTACGTCCTGCCACCTGGCAATGGCGAGGCTCAGGACAACCAGACAGTGGCTTCATCGCACAGGAGGTTGCCGAGGTTGCTCCCGAGTTGGTAGTTGAATTCCCCGGCAAAGTATTAGGCTTGAACTACGGAGGTATCGCAGGCTACATCCTCCGCAAGTTCGCTGAGAAAGGAGTACAAAACTAATGGGAGGTTTTCAAACACCACCACCGTTACCTCAACCCCCTCCAGCCCCCCAACCAAGCCAGGGAACGCGGGGTTTTGGACCACAAGGGCCTCCGCAGGGTCTTAGTGCTGATCCCGCGGTTGCAAACCATGCGGCGAACATAGCAAAGGGATTAAGTATGTTCCTCCAGAGTTACACTGGAGCAAAACAACAAACCCAGCAAATGTTTGGCCAGAAGGTTGATGCGATATTGGATGACCTTGCTTCAGGGCGGAGAGATCTGAGTAGTGTGAACCAGAAAGAAGTTGCCAAGTGGATGAAGCTTAGCGGGAGAGCTTATAACACACAGGAGTATACACCTGAGGCAGCTGCGTGGAATCAGCAGAGCAAGCAGACACAGCAGCTTGCGGATCAGGTACAGCAGAGGATGCAGCAACAGCCGCAAACTCCTACTGGTCCCCCGGTTCAGCCCGGGGGCGCCGGGCAGATGAATCCCATCTTACAGTCGATGTTGTTGCAAGGGATGCAACAGAGAGCTCCCACGCCCACACAGACCGGGCAACCACAACTCCAACCAATGACTGGCCCACCAGCACAGATGACACAACCGCAGCCAGGAGGGATTGGGGGGTTGTTACAGCGTTTGCTGAATCCTGCCGCGGGAGCAAGTGCAAACTCCCCCGCGGGGGATATGGTGCGTGATCTTGCAATGGCAGGGAGTAGTGGGCCAAATTCCCCTGAGTCCATTAGACAACGGAATGTTGTGAGCCAGCTGGCTATGACTGGGGAGGGACAGAAGGTTATGGCGCAGATGGGGGGGAATAATCTGTTGATAGGGGCGCTTTCAAAGTATCATGATGCTTACCTCGATTCTCAGGATCCAAAACACTTCGAAGCGATTACAGCTCTACAACGGGCAGGGATGGCTCAACCCTCTTCAGAGGATCAGTTGTTGCCCTTTATGCACATCATCCAGGCCCAGGCGAATACCACCGGTAAGCAACTCGACCCTGGGGAGTTGTTTAGCAGGGCTTTTGAGATGGACTTGAACTACAAACTTCTTGGGCAGATGCGTGGAGAAGCAATCAAACACGCCTACGATACGGAGCAGCTGTTTACCGGAGGAGACCCAAACCAATCCCCACTGGCAAAATCTACCCACTACTGGCTCTCTGGGGGGGACGGTGAACCCCCAGCCATGGACCCGACAAAGGCATTGGATTACACAAAAGCAATAGACCAGGTAAACCAGATGGTACCGATTGGTATACCTGCAGGAACCCGGGTTTGGTTGACAAACATGCTCACAAGTGGTAGTCCTGGTTTGGTGAAGATTGCTACGGACTCGATGAATCTGCTCAAGCCTGGTACAGAGCTTGATTATCAACTGAAGTCCTTCCAAGCAAAGACTGGTAGAATGGGTGCTGAAGCTTCTCAGACTGAGGCCGCAGCTAGCATGGATCGTGCGAGTACTATGGTCTATGAGGCTGTTGATAAATCAGTACAATCCCGTATTGAGTTGTTGAAGTCACAGTTTGATGAGGCAATTAAAGATAGTAAGCCTGTTGAGGCGCAGTTGCTTCGTAAAACCATCGCACAACAAGCAAATGCTGCTGCTCAGTCGATGACATTGAGGGGACAAAAAGCGCCACTCGTTGGACTTGGAGAATCTGGTAGAGTTGGTCCTACGGCGCAGATTCGCAGCCCACTTTCGCATATCGAGGCTGCGGGAGCTGAAGCCCCTCTTCCCCCTCACCAGGCACAACCGGGGTGGTTGCAAGAGGTGTTCCACTGGCTTGATGAAAAGAACACACAGATTGTCAATCCTGGGGAGAGTCCTAAACTAGGTCCAACAGATGTACCTTCGTGGGTGAAGTACCCTCAAAACTAATGACTCCAACACCTCCTCCAACCCCCGGCCAGCAGGCTATGCAACTTGCCTCTGGTTGGGATCAGCATATTTCCGGGCTTGATCCACAAGGGCAACTCCCTGACCAAGCAAGAGAGGCACTTGCAGAGCAGTATTATCAACAGAATTTGTTGCCTTTCTACGTGAAGAATGGCTACAACCCTGTTACCGGGCATGATGCGTTTATGCAGTATGCGCAACGACCAGGTAAGGAGTCTCACCCGGTACTTGCCACAATAGGGAAGGAGGCGGTGAGTAGTTTTGCCCAACCAATTCTTGGGTTATTGGGGAATACCAAGCTCTGGGGTAAGAACCCTCCTGATCCCGAGCGGATGCATGGAATGCAGAAGGACCTCGAGTCTTGGGTGAGTAAGTCCACTCAGGATGCTTTGCAACAGGGTTCTAGTCCAACCACAATAGGTGGAGCTCAGTTTCTCGGACAGGCGGTAGGGATGTTGCCTTATGCTCCAGTTTTTGGAGAAGCCGCGGGAATGTCTGAGACGGCGGGGCTTCCCAGGATTCTTCAACATGGCTTTGCAGGAGGTGTGTTTGGGGGGCTTTATGAAAGCGCGAGGACAAGCAACTTTGTTGAGGGGATGAAGGGGGCCTTGACAGGTGCAGAGTTTGCAGGGGCTTTAGGGACTTTAGGAGCTTTGAAGCCTGGAGGACCTTTGTGGAAGTCGCTCGCTGCAAAGGGAGTAGGTGAGGAGGTTGCAAAAAGTATCGAGGCTGTGGCAAAGGGGCAGGGAAGTACAATGGACTATCAGCGAGCTGCAGAGGAGCTCGCTGGGAATCCGAAAGTCACAGAGCATGTGCAGGGGTGGTTGGCAGAGCAGGTTCAGGCAGCGCACAAGAATGGGATACCACAGGATAGCACAGCAGAGGGAACGAGGGATAAACTTCGTGTGACGATGCTTGGTGCGGATGGGAAGAAGTATAATCTAGGGGGTATCCAAGGGATGCCTGTGGGGGAGCTCCAACCGTTAGTGGAGCGGATTGTAGAGCACCTACAGGCAGGCGGGAGGATTGATAAGGTGGCGGGCGGGGGGTCCGCTGTTACGTCATTCCTCTCGCTCATTGAGAAGGCGAATGCCCAGAAGGGGATGTATGATCTGGAGGTGCCGAGGGGAGGGGCGAGTCCGGTTGAGGGGGAAGGGGAGGTGGTGCCGAATGATGAGGCACGAGGACAGCAGGAAGAACCCGCAGGAGATGTGCCTATAGGGGAGGGGGGTGTTCGTGGGGCTCGTGTAGAACCGCCGATTAAGTTTGATATTGCAACCCATGAGGCGATTCCTGAGGAGGGAGCTGAGGGAAGTCCTGAGTGGTTGGATCATGCGAGAAGGATTTACGCACAGGAGAAGCTTGGTAAGAGTTATGATGAGTTATCTTCTACGGTGCAGCAAGTGGTGGATGCGCAGATTAAGAGTGGAGAGGCTGGGAGGTTTGCGAGAGAGAGGAAATTAAAACTAGATCAACCTATAGAGTCTGTACCACCGACTATGGATCTTGATAAACCACAGAGCCTTTCCTGGACCAATACATCCAAGACAGGTCTTGCATGGATGCCCGCTGAATACAATGAGCGAGGTGTTGAGCATTCTAGATGGTTTGAAGAGCAACTTGATCTTCCTAGTTCTGGACCTGCCTTTGATCGTATACCTCGTGGGAGTGTATCCTTAAATCCAGATAAGAAGCAGGCTATAAGTTACATCCTCGCCAAGGATCCAGAGATAGCTGCTACTTCTATTAGAAATAGTATAGAAGAGAAGTATCCACAAACTAAGGATTGGAATTGGATCACTGATACAGACTTTTATAGTGGGAGATTT